CATCACTCCGCGACTGTAGTCGCGGCGTGCTTGGGAGTATCACCGACGCGGGAGACCGATCGTCGGGATACGCGAATCTCCTCCTTTGATTAGGAGGGTCGCTGTCGTCCGCACCAGGATGTTTACCAGGTGCAAGACGACCTTCGTCAGGGGGTCCCCCATTAGGATCCCCCTTCGAAGAACCACCTGGCGGGTATCCCCACCAGGAGTTGGTTCACCATACCCTTCCAGGCAACCTGTTGCATGGAAGGTGATGGTACGGGGCCGATAGCATGTTGCTATCACGACCCCGCGGAGGATGGCAGGGACGCCGCATTTGAGCATCCAGCCATTTCCCACTGTCTCCCCCAGGTCATGCCGGAGGAAATCAGTCGCCGTCGTGTAGTCTGTTGACGACACGAAGACGGGGTAATACTCGAGTAGTTTCTTTACTACTCCGAGTGTCACCGGTTCCTCGCGCGAGCTTTTCGCGCGCAGAACAACTTCTTCATCGGTGGACATCGCCTTGAAGAAGTTCCAACCGTGGGATTCTTTTTGCATCCCGCTGGTTGAGGATGGGAAGGCCTTACCTAAAGGCCAACTCACCCAACCGTTGACGAGGTCGAGTACGACCTTAAGGGCTGCCATAGCCTTCGTCACGGCACGTGCCTTTCCCGGTTCTCTTACGAGGAGCAGGTAGGCATGACGGAGTTGTTCAGGCTCCGTCGAGAGAACTATCTCTAGGCAACGCCAAAAGATATATTCTCCAGGGGTGCATTCCCCGGGATCTAGTTTCCCGGTGACCCCCCCTGTCTCAAGGTCGATCGTGTAACACGGTCGACCGAGACCGGCATCGCTGACAATCTTGTTGATTGCATCAGCTGTGCCTCCGTCCTTCCGCGTGCTTTCTAGGCACGCAGAGGCGGTGACGCGGATACCTGTCTTCGTTTGAAGACCGGTAAACGCCTCGTCGGGTGCGTCCCCCAGGATTTTCTCCAAGGAGGCCACCCAAAGCTCCCGTACCCCTTCAGGAAGGGGCCCGGGCGGGCTTGTGACGGTGTCAAGGAATTTCTTCTTTGCCGCAATCACGACGAGTGGTGGCGGTGTCCCGCACCCACGCGTCTGGGCGAGTAATCCCATCGCTTGCGCGATACGATACTCCCCCGTCCTCGGCAGTGAAAGGTAATCCTTCCATGGCCGGAGGAACAAGATTCGTCTCACGAACTAATGTCCGTGCTCCGTCTCTTGAACAAGAGACTCCACGTCGTCGCGCATCGCGGCGATTTTGAAGTCCTGCCTAGCGAGTTTTATCTCAGCATAGACAGACCGGATACTCTCAAGCTTTTTGGTTGAGATTATACCGTCCACGAACTCCTCTGGTAGGAGCATGTGGAGAAGTCCGATCACGAAGCGGTCAAACCGCTCCCAGGTCCAGACTTCAAGAGGGTTAGCCAAGTATCTTTGGCTAAACACTCCGTCGATAGTGACGAGGATCTATATGAGCCTCGACGCACGACTGGCGCACGACCCGGGAGGTTCCTCCCCTGTCGGCGCGATTCCACAAGACTCCGCAAATGCTGGAGCCAAGATGGGATCCTAGCCCCCGGAGAGAAAGGCTTTCAACCTCCGGGTGAGCTTCCATGCGAATAGGTGCTCATCGCACCCTTCGTCATGTTTCCACGACCACAGGGTTTTTCCCCAGTGGGTGTGGAGCTTCAAGACAGAGATCTTCGTCTTGAGGCTCGAGATCTAGTAGAAGGGCACGCCCTTCTGTGATCTCGCGGTCCAATCCCCGCCTTCGGCGAGGATGCGGGCCGGTATCGGGTCCTGGAGACGAAAAGTGTCCCCGGGCCAGACCCGTATTTCGACAGGCTTACCAATTTGGTGGCCATAGAAATACGCAGCATTTACGAGGAATACATCCTCGTATTTGATGCGATGGTAAGCCCTCCCTGAATGTTTGGGCTGCCATACCGGATTCTCTTCAGCAAAAGAGCTTGTCGAGGACCGGGAAGAGCTCTCGGCGAGGGTTTCCTCTCGCGCGAAAGACTCTTCGAACTCGTCTCCGTGGCCAAGTAGGCGACGGGCGAGTTCCGCGTTTTCAATCTCGTTGCGGGAAACCAGCTCCGAGAGTGACGCGGTCTACGCCGCCGAGACCCGACTTGAGGTCCACGGCGGAATAGTCTCGTCTTGGTCGATTTCCCATGGTTCGACCAACGAGGAACGCCTGAGCAAGGGAAATCCCCCGGCTAGGAGTTCAGTACGGTTACGGCTGACTGAGGCCGTCCCCATACCGCACATCAGCAGTGCCGAAGGCACCTGCTTAGTGCTGATGTAGTGCACATCCTCGAGATCGAGGATGCGCCTAACATCAGGGCTCACGTACACCCCATTTAAGGGGGTTGTGCGCACCCACGCCTCGCCCTTTCCAGCAAGCGCCGTCTTGATGGAGGCAGGCATTGTCGAACTGAACAAGAACTGCTTAGTCGACATGACGTACTTTGCACCACTCAG